ACATCGGTGTGCAAGGGTACTGACTCAGGCATCCAATGCATTTGGTTCTGTAGTACATAGTAATCAAACATCCAAGGATGATCAAAGGGTTTGTAGTAATCTCTAGTGCCTAGTAAGCTCATTCTTAGATATTCCTTGCGTATGCGTTAGTAGAGAAATTAGTTTCTAAAGATTTTAGTTTATCTTCAGAGGTAGCTAACTTATCCATCAACCCATCTAATGAGGCTACGAGATGTGGATGCTCTGCTACACCAACCCCATGGTCTAAATAGTTTTCTATGTCTACTATGTACTCACCAATCTCTGCTTTATATTTTAATTTTAAAGCGTCTATTTTTTTATTCCGATCTGCCATCTTGTTCTCCTTGGTTTTTTAAATATTCTGCTGCTTTAATGAGTGCTAGAGGGTTGTCTTGAAAGTTCCCTAACCCTATATTACACTGCCGACAAAGTAGGCCGCGAATATTGCCCATAGTATGACAATGATCCACACAGCTGGCTACCTTATCATTAAACTCTTGGAGACATATCTTACATTTGTTCCTTTGTCCGTTCAGCATTTTCTTTTTCTCCTCTAGAGTTATGCCGTAATTTTTTAGAACATGGTAAGCTTTTCTATAGGCTGCTCTAGCTTTCTTGTTCTCTGCGTTGTAGGCTTTTCGACGGACTGCTAGGGCTTCTTTATTCCTCTCTCGGTAGGCTTTGTTATAGGCTGCTCTAGCTTCTTTATTCCTCTCTCGGTAGGCTCTGTTATAGGCTACTCTAGCTTCCTTGTTCTTCTCGTAGTAAGCTTTTTTGGCTTCCTTGTTCTTATATGGCATCGTAATATTATCCCTCACACGCCAAGCAGTCTATCTCGTCTAATTTAATCCGTGGTATCTTGATCGCTATGTTCTCGCTAGTACGAGCAGCCTCAGTTCTAAAGTAATACATAGACTTTAATTTGTTTGCTCCATACCAGTGTACATCATTGACATACTGCATGTACTGATCATGTACTTCCTGATCTTCTGTAGCTTTAGGTAGTATAAAAAATAGATTAACACTTTGGCTCTGACATATAAACTCTTGTCGTTTAAGTGCATGTTCAATTATCCACAGCTGATTTAGTTCTGTTGCTGTTTTGAATACATTCTTTTCATGCTTAGAAAGAATAGTTAAGTGCTGTACCGATCCGTTATGCGCTAGTATATCAGACCATAATTCTTTTATTACCGAATCAGTCAATCCTTTTTCTTTAAAAAGATTTTCAAGAAATCTATTCTTAACTTGGTAATTTCCGGTGAGGGTTTTATGTGTAAAAATGTTAGCACGAAATGGCTCGATAGAAGGAGAAGTGCCCCCACAAATAATACTAGAGCTAGCATTAGGAGCAACAGCAAGTAAGTGAGAATGACGATAACCCGAACCGTGGACATCAGGAGCTTCCCCCCGTTCTTCAGCCAATCTTTTAGAAGACTGCTGTGCCTTACGCTTAATATGCTTAAAACATTTATAATTGAATCCAGTAGCATAGATACTTTCAAAGTCAATGTTCCTGCGTTGAAGATAGGCATGAAATCCCATTGCTCCCAGACCAATCGACCTCTCCCTATAAGCCGAGTAAGCCGCCTTCGTAAATCCTTCTTGGCCTTCTTTAATATAATTCTTAAATCGTTTATAGTTGGCACTATACTCTCCTAACTGTGTGGTATCCAACGCATTCTCTATGAAATGCTGTAGTACATTATCTAACATGGCGACTAGATCATCTATGAATTTAGGATCTTCTTTCCAGTCATCAAAGTATTCTAAGTTTACACTAGACAAACAACAGACGGCTGTTCTTTCTTCATTAGTAGGTAATGTAATTTCAGAGCATAGGTTACTTTGTTTAATCTCTAGCCCTAAATCTTTCTGTCCTTTAGGTAAGTGTTCATTACAAATATCAAGATTAACTATGTAAGGCTCGCCTGTCTCTGCTCTTGCATAGATAATCTGCCACCATAGATCCCTTGCATTTATAATTTTAACAGCCTCATTAGTTTTAGGATCGACCAGTCTCCAATCTAAGTTTTCCTTAACGGCGTTTAGAAATTCTTTATTGAGGGTGACCCCATTGTGAAGATTCAAACACTTTCTATTTATATCTCCTCCACTTTCCTTTCTTATATTAATAAACTCTTCTATTTCAGGGTGGCTTATATCCATGTAAGCTGCGTAGCTACCTCGCCTTGTAGTGCCTTGATTGAAGGCAAGCATCTGTGAATCTACTACATGCATGAAAGGGATAGAACCAGTAGAACGACTGCCGTGAGCAGTAGGAATGCCGTTACTCCTAACATCTCCCCAATATCCACCGATGCCTCCACCTGAACTTGCCAGCCAAATGTTCTCGTCATAGTGATCAGACAAACCCCCACGACTATCAGGCACATAATTAAGGAAACAGCTAATAGGTAAGCCACGACTTGTTCCCCCGTTACTAAGAATAGGAGTGCTAAACATGAACCAACGATTGGAACTGTATTGATAAAGCCTTTGAGCCAATTCATAATCTGTTACTCCTTTGTAGGTTGCCCCAAACACAGAGGCTCTAGCAAACGCTTCTTGCGCATGTGTCTCTTCTTCCCAAAAGTATCTGTCTTTCAAACTATTCAGACTAAAATCATTTAAGTCTGAGTCTTTGTCATAGTCTATTTTAATTCCTAAGTATGCCTTAGGGCCAACTTTATCTTCAATCATTTGGGTACGCCTTTTCCTGACTCCATAAGTGCAAAGCTATAACAGCATAATGTATAATCTTTAGTAGATCTGCTTGGTCTTTAAGATCTCCGCTAATAGGATCAGGCTTCTTACCATAGCGCATGGCGTACTTCATAATGTTTCCCATACAAAATCCTTCACCATGTCCTGCATCTATAATTACATCCGTTGCTTGGTACTTACCATTAGCATAGTGCCTTTCATAAGTACTATCTATATATCTTTTTATTTGTTCAATCGTATTGTTTTCGTTAAATTTATATTCGCCATTCATTAGGTAAGTTCTCCTCACTAAACCATCTAAAATTATTCTTGTCAGCCCATTCAGCATGACTTCTCTTAGTCCCATCCCTACGTTTCTTAGCTCCCGGCATAGGCGCCTGTGGTTTCTGGAATAAGAACACAAGCTCCATACCCTTAGGGATAGCCTTGCGTAACCACAGATACTTACTGTACTCAGCGTGATCCCAGAACCTTCCCTTTACCTCTAATAGAATTAACTTATCTTCTATCTCTCTAACAAAGTCTATCTCATATGTTTTCTCTACGACATATTTAATTAGATCTCCTCTAAGTCTCCAGTTTTTTAAAAGATCCTGATGTAATTTATATTCCCACAGGCTGTCGTATCCTTTAGGTATACGCTTTTCTCTAGGTCTAATTCGTCTTGGTTTTCTTCTAGGCATTTAATATTTCTTCTACTTTAGGCTGGCGTACTACCTTTGTTAGATGCATGACACCTTTAGAATACTTGAAGGATCTTAATCCCTTCCCGTCATTGGAATCTTTATGACACTCAAACTTATGCGAGCAATAGTTACACTGTCTAGCAAGTTTAAAGTTACCGGAAATTCCTTCTGGTACTGGCTCATAACAAAGAGGAGGAGGATTCTTATCTTTAATTGTTTTTTGTAATGACTTTATTTTAACAGATATATTTGGTTTGTCAAGCTCTTCTGGCTGTAGTAGAATCAAATCCCCCGCTTCTTTGTTGAGTGCGAGGAAGCCCCCATTGCTTGTGCCTTCCGCATGTTCATAGGCTGTTAATTGTACTATGTATCCGAACGGATCATCATTTATCAGTGTCCCATCTTTAAATTTCTTAAAGGCGAAACCGGACGCAGTTTTAATATCGACTACCTCCCCATCAATTTTACAATCCATATGACCTACAACCCCATCGACAACCACTTCTTTTTGAATGTCAGTGACTACATGTCCTGCTAGTTCTACAAAGAACAGCACAAGAGGCTCAGCTAGGTGTCCGAATAGAAACTTAATAAGAAGAGGAGGAGGTAGAGGAGAGGGATCTCGTTCCATATTAAAGTCATACCATAACTGCCTCGCTGGCCTACCAATATTTGACATTCGTAAAGAAGGCTTTCTACTTCCTCTAGGGGTTAGCCACTCTCTTAGTGCTTCCTTCATTGAATCTCCAAACTTATCTATTACTTTATCGGAAACTTCAATGGCCTCTCCCCTGCCCAGAGGAGCGATAGACTGATAGATATCCTCTACTACTGTGTCTAATCTTTTCTTTGTCATACTGTTATTCCTTTTTCTGCGTACAGTTTCATATAGAAATCTGCAACTTTTTTAATTTGAGAAGGGGTTGCTTGGTTCTTAATTGAATTTGCCATATGAGATACCATAATAACATTCCCCTTTTCGTATCCTTTAGTGTTATCTATTCTATCTAGGCTAGGAGAATTTTGCCAGTTATCGCTGCCTATTTCCAACTTGATTCCCAGAATAGGGCAAGTGTCTGTGGCTAGGTTTTGTATCTCTTTCCGAGTTATAGTGCAGGAGTTGCCTCTTTTGTTAGACCTATTCCTAGCATCCCTAAATAGTATCTTACAGTGTGCAACAGATCCTATTACTCTCCTTTGTCTACTGCATATTTCAGCCCGACACGGACGACACTCTGTTCTATAAGTATTACTCTCTGGCCTAAGATAATAGTGTGTTATAGGTTTAATCTTCTTACAAATCCTACATTCTTTAATGTGTTTCACTCCAGTTACTCCCTGTCTTATACTCCCCTGTTAAGGGGCAGCGTAGGTTAAAATGCTCTGCTGCTTGTTCGATAGCCTCTACTCCTAGCTTCCCAACAAGATCTGCCTGATCTTCTTTCACCTGTACCTGCCACTCGTCATGTATATTAGCCACAAAGGTAGCGTCTAAGTTATCAGTTTTAATTTTATCATCAAGTAACATCAACGCTTTCTTCATAACAATAGCCCCTCCTCCTTGTAGTAAACTATTAAGGGCGGCGTGTTCGCTGCGGATATATATCTTTCTACCATCTATTCCTTTAAGGAATCCTCTTTTAGCTGCTTGCTGTACTCGTCTTGTAAGAGTTTTAAGTGCGGGTAGATTGCGGAGAAAGCGGTCTTTAAGTTTTCTGCCGTTAGCTCTGCCTCCACCAACCACTTTCCCAAGTTTCTCATCTCCTGCTCCGTATACAAAGGCATAGATGAAAGTTTTAGCCTTATCTCTTGATTGAATTCCCGCAAGATGTTGATTGATTGTGTGTATGTCTCCGTTAATAACATTGTTTATATACTCCTTATCATCCATATAATGTGCCAACATTCTCAACTCTAATCCGCTTGCGTCTATTCCTACTAGCTTATATCCTTCTGGGACAATCCAGCAAGCTCTACATTCCTTACCGTATTGGCTTCCGATATTAGGAACTTGTGCCATGTTAGGGCCACGGTGCGTCATGCGTCCTGTGATTGTGCCATTAGAAATGACACTACCATGTACTCGCCCGTCATCTTGTAGCTCATCTAACCATGAAGATAGTTGTGCTATCCGTTTCTGTAGCAACAAAAACTCAGCAATTAAATTAGCCTCCGGGATGTGCGCTATTTTCTTTAAGGTTCCCTCGTCTACAATAGGCTGTCCTGTTGGAGTAAATCTCTCAGGCTTCCATCCAAAGTCTTTAAGGTACTCGCCTATTTGTTTTCGAGATCCTAAATTAAATGTCTGCATTTTCTTACGTATGAAGGGGTTAATGTCCGAAGAAGATATACCATTGAAACTCTCATACTCTTCTAGAGTTAAGCCTCGTTTAGAAAGTACCCCGTCCTTTTTTATATAAGGCGTTACTAACTTATCATCTACTAATTTAGGCTTGAAAGTAAGTTGAACCTCCTCCTCTACTTCAGAGATGCGAGTCTTTAATGTAGCAAGAAACATCATGGCTTGCCTCTCATCAAATAAGAAGCCTGCTTTCTCCTGTCTATTTGTAATGTAGGTAACATCATGTTCAAGCTGAATAGATTCCTCGCTGAAACCTAATCCTTCTTTTAGTAAGCGGTGATAGACCATTTCATTTAAGCGTACATCCTGTACACAATAATCTAACATACTAGGAGTGTACTCATCGAATGTTATTGGCTGCTCTTTCTTTGGAGAACCTACCCGGTACCCCCATGTTCTAAGACTATGCCCGTTCTCTTGTGAAGGATTAAATAATCTCGACATGACTAGGGTATCTATTACCTGTCCTTGCAATTTAACATTATATAATTTTTCTACTACTGGAATATCAAAGCCTATAATGTTGTGGCCCATCAGTACGTCTGCTGTTTGTAGTAGCTTGATCCCCTCATCAATTTGATCGGGGCCAAACTTATGTACGGGGCCATCTAATTCTTTAATAACCATGCACCATATTTTAGTAGGGCGTAGTCCGTCTGTTTCTATATCGAATATAACTTTAAAAGGAAGTGTTTTCATTATCAAATGTCTCCTGATCTGTAATTTCAAGAAGTCGTCCAGTCTCCGCATTATACTTTAACGAGCAAGCCAGCCCAGTATCTCCTGTGTATCTAGATTTTAACACCCTTACCTTTGTGGTATTAGCTTCCTCTGGATCTAAGGCTTGTTGGTTACGCTCCAAAGCAATCACACAATCTGATAGCTGTGCTATACCTTGAGATCCTTTTAGGTGACTCAAGGAAACTTCAACGCCCTTCTCATGTCCTCTATCCCCTGCTGCTCTACGTAGATGGGAAACCAAGAGCATACCTACGTTTGTTTCTTCAACTAAACTTCGCAATCTATTCATTAACGAATCAATACCACGCCGTTCATCACTCTCGCTTAGTACATTTACTAGCATATGTAGGTGATCTACTACCACCCACTGACACTCACACCCTACAATGATATACCGTAGCTTAGAAAAGAACTCATCAATGTCTGTCACTCCTAAGTGAGAGTGGACAAAGACCCTATCCTTTTCGATGACACTATCAAACAGGGTGGTAAGTTGTTCATCGGAATAAGCCTTACGTTTTTCCGTAAGATACAACCTCTCATTAGCTTCAATAGATATTATACCATCTATAGTTCGCCATCGGTTTTCTTCGAGAGCTACAATACCTATGTTATCTTTAGTCTGTTTTATAAGCCAGTGTTCTAATTCCCTTACAACACTAGACTTACCCAGTCCGGTGCCTCCTGTGAATGTAACCAACTCACCTTGCCTTAGTCCGTACAACTTTTTATTTAGTCCCTCCCAAGGAAAGGAAATACTTTCTTTTTCTTCACGATGTAGCCATTCATCTTTTAAACTAGATAGCTCTACTATACCAGAGGGGGTATAAGTTTTAGCTTCCCACCATGCGTTAGTAAACTCTTGGAACTTTTTATTACGCAGCATATCGTTAGCATCTTTGTATCCATTAGGCCACGACATTATCTTTACCTTACCGGGCTTGAGTATACGTGCTACGTTAAGTGACGCTTCCCTCCCAGCTTTATCGTTATCAAAACACAGCACTATATTCTGAAAGGATTCTACAAATTCTATGCTCTCTCGTATATCTTTAACGGCACCTGCCGCCCCACGTTTTAAAGATACAACAGCCCACTTACCTTGGAACAACTCACTAACAGCCATCGCATCACATTCACCCTCTGTAATGGTAAGATACTTAGCTCCTCTGGCATTGAATAACTGTTCACCAAACAATCCAGTACCATCATACGTTCCTCCTGTAACAAAACCTTTATTATCTACAAACCTAGTCTTAGTACCCACAATTTCTGTGCCGTTGAAGTAGGGGTATATGTGCTGAACGATTTCTCCTTTAGGATTAAGCACACTACGCACCCCAAATTTAGTGGCAGTCTTTTTAGATATGCCCCTGTCTGTTAGGGCATTGAAGGTGCCAGTATAGGAATTTAAAAAAGTATTCTTCGGCTGCTTGAATGCGACAACCTGTTCATCCTTAGTTTTATTATAAGAAGGGAAACGAGTGGCGCAACTAAAACACCATGCTGACCCATCGCTGTTTAAAGATACTGGATCTGACCCTCCACAATTTGAGCAAGGTAATTTATGCTCCACGAAATTACTGTTCTCCATGAATTCTCCTCTTAAAAAAAGGCTAGGCACCTCACAAGGAAATGCCTAGCCAAGTAGAAAATTACTTATTCTTAATCTTCCTCCGTTCCTTCTTCTATTCGTGCTTCCGTACATTCTAATAACTTCTTTTCTAAAGTGTCTCTATACGCCCCGCTAGAAAGCTGTAACGCACTGACTATTATATCAATAACCGATACGGTTCTAATGATTGCGTTGCTTTCTAATAGCTTATTAGTATCTGCGATGTTGTCTGTCTCAAAAATAAGCGGGGCATCTTCTCCTTTATTAATTACAATCCGCATTTAAAATTCCTCCCCGTCACTAAAAAACTCAGAGCCATCCTCATTCTTATAAGGCACCAAGTCTACCACCTGCACAGCCTGTAAGTCTAGCCCCGTGTATGGCCCATACTGTCCCTCTCCTGAGTACTCGCTATACTGTACCCTAACTTTGGAACCATTGCCTACCGCTAAACTAATCTCCGCTTTATCAGAGTCTAGTAGTCTAGGTGCTGGCCTAACCCTACCATGAGGCCCGTTCACCTTACGCTTCACAATTAATGCTGGCCCCTCGTCCATCTGTTTTACTTTATGTCCACGGGAAGCAAACTCATTTGCTGTATCTTCATCAATCACTAAGTTCACCGTATACACAGGTTCAAATTTAGTATTGGGGGTAGTGATGCTGGCCCAATATGCTGTGCCTTCTAAAATTGCCATACTCTTATCTCCTAATTTATATTTAACTTCACCATCATTTCACAATTCGCAAAGGTACTATTTGTTTCTTCAAATACCAGTGCATCCACATACTGTTGAACAGCGACCAACAAAGCCTCATCTTCTGTCTTCGATTCTATATCCTTTAAAACTGTATCTCCTTTTTTTGTTATATCAAACCATACCACAAACTCATGTGCCCCTGCAAGTTCACTAGAAGTATCCTGAATAGTTCTTCGTAGTGAAGGAAGATGATCTCTTCGGTTGATTACAGTAGTCGGACACGATCCTATAGATTCAATCGCACTATCTACATCTTCTTTATTAACTGACGTAACCCCTGCCTGTATCAAAGTCAACTCATCCTGTCTATTTTGAAGGCCATCTATTTCAAAATTTAATACTTGGATAGTACTAATCACGGCTGCTATTCTCTCGTCCGTGTTTGCAATAACATTAGCCATCCGTCCATAGTCCTCGGACAGACTAGAAATCCTATCATCTGCTTGTTGCCTCCCTTCTTCTATGGTTAAAAGAAACGCCGTGTTGTTCTCTTCAATGGTGCCTCTCAAAGAGATTAGCGCCTGACTTACACCCCTTATATTAGTAATGTTATTTGATAGCCCAGTCCCTAGCCCCTCGTCAGCTTCCTTATACTCAGTCGTCAGCCTTCTGTATTGTGCTATAGACCTACGTTCTGTTGTCTCTATATGATCCATGATCTTAGGAATCATAACGTAGGCACCACCTCCTGTTATAATACAGGATGCAACCACAGCTACACCAAATACTTTTACTATTTTATATATCCTACTCATGTACTCCTCCTTATTTTCTATATTGTATCATACTTCTATTATTTTCTCAAGCTCTTGTTGAATTCTTGCCTCATTACCTGCTTCGCTCCTTAATTTTCTTAAAGGTTCTAAAGAATCCCCACTGAAATCCCATACTTGCTGATCTTTTTCCCTCGTTATTTTAGATACGCTTACCACTGTGCTTAAATTTACCATAGCATCTACGACATGGTACACGGAATTAGAATAAGATTTAATTGTTTCTTGATACCCCTCAATTATAACTTCTATAGTGTATTCATCCATAAATTATTATTCCTTTGTAGTTGCTGCCTTCGCTCATTAATTTCATTCAGTTCTCCTAGTGTTTTAATATGGGGGTTCTTCTTTAAGATCTTCATAATCCATTTGTCTGTCATGTAAGATAAGTTATTACAACTATGTTCATCCCCATAACTACCAGTAATCATAGAATTATAATGCGTTTGTTGTGGTAGTAAAGAATTAATAGTCTCTATGTTAATAGTCTCTGCTTCTTCTGGGCTAACTAAAGACTTCAGCCACTCTACTTGTAGTAGTTTAACTCTTGTTCTTAACTCTTTTAACTTTTTTGAATTCATGTTACAGCCTTTGTAAAATACCAATGACTAGGATAAATATAGCTAACGAATTTAGTACGAGCAATGCCCTATCTTTCCATAAGCAAGCTACCCAGAACCAGCCCGCTACTCCTGTTAAGGACAACAGCATGTCTAAAAAATTGGATAGCTCAATACTTCTAACTACCATTGCTGATATTAAGAATAAAGAAGATATCCATTTAACATACCATGATAGGCCCTGCTTAGGCGTTATAGGTGTATGGTCTTTCAAGGACTATCCTCACTAAAAATGGAAGGGAAGATTCTATTTAACTTAATAAGCATTTCATCTTGATTATCCTGTATCTCTGCTAGCTTATCTAATATATCTGAGTTTTCTTTTTCTAAATCTGCGACATCCCTCTCTGTCTCTACCCTAAACGAATCTAATTCATCTGTACTTTCTAAGAGGGAGACTACGCTTTTATCAGTAGTAGCTATAGAATTTTCTAAGTCCATTAGAAATAAATCTAAATCATGCATCTCACCTACCGCTGTCTCCAAGCGTTCTTCGTGGGAGACTAAGCTATCAAAGTGGGCGTGTCCAACTGCACGAAGTTTATTAATATCTTTTTGACAGGAGCACCCACACTTAACAGGGGTAGTAACTACTAAATCTGTGTCGCTATCTGTTTTAAGTATCTTCATCATCATCCTCCTCAATATAAAAAGTAATTTCTGAATAGTGATCTAAGTCCAGATGTTCCTGTGTCACTGTAGTTTTATCCTTATCTACGGTGCCCTCTTCTTTAAATGCATAGGTTGTGTGTATGTTGGTTAAGC